AGTATAAAAAAATTAGCAGAATTTTCTATTAATTGGGTCAAAAAGGTTTGTGCTGGTGATAGAATATATGTTTTATTGTATCTTTTAGGCAGCCACGAAGCAGATAAGTCAATAGATGAAATAGAAAAATCAACAGGGATGAATATTGCAAAAGCCTTAATGTATAGTGACGAAATTTTGAAAGATGATTATGTGAGAAGCAGGATTTACAAATCAATAGAAAAAAGGATTAGGCAATTAAAAGTAGGTAAATTACTTGTAGAAGGCTCTTACGAATTTGCCATTGTAGACCCCTATGCCTTTTGTGAGTATGTGTTTGGCATGGAAGTAAAGGGTTTATTAAAAGCAAAACAACTGTGGCAAAAAAGATGGGTAGATAAAGGTTCAAAGAAAGTAGCAGTTTTTAGAAGTCCATTAGTTTCTTCTAATGAAAATCAGGTATTAGAAGTATATTCAGACGATAAATGTTTGGATTGGTATTCAAATATCAATAGTGGTGTTGTATTGAATATATGGGATACTACACTTATGAGAGCTTCTGACGGAGATACTGATGGAGATTTACTTCTGAGCACTGACAATGAGTATATAGTCAACAGCATAGATAGAAATTTGCCACCTATTACTTATGATAAGTCAACAGTAAAAGAGCAAACGTTAACTGATACAAATTTTGCTAAAATGGATGCAAGAAGTTTTAATACTAAAATAGGTTTTATAACAAACCTTGCTACATCGTTCTTTTGCTTGAGAGAGCAGTATGATGAAAATAGTGAAGAATACAAAGAGTTAACAAGAAGAATAAATTTGTTGCGTTTTCATCAAGGTTCTGCTATTGACGCAGGGAAAGGAAATGTATATATAGCACCGCCAAGTTACTGGTATAGAAAACAAAAAATAGATTATAAAAATGATACATCAGAAGAAATACAAAGAAAACAGTTTTATAATAAACTTTGTGGAGATAAAAAAAGTTATTTTATGTGCTACATCTACCCTGCCCTGCTGAATAAATATAAACAATATAGAAAAAGTGCTGAGCGCATGTGTAAGGTTAATTTTGGTTGTAAGTTAAGCGAATTATTAATCAAAGAAAATAAAACAGATGAAGAAAAAAAATTTATAAAGAACTATTACAAGTATTTGCCTGTGCTTACTAATAATTCAACAATGAATAGATTGTGTAGGCTAATTGAAGATGTTGACTTTGATTTGAAGTTTTATAGGACTAAAGAAAATTTTGATTATACTGTACTTATGAATGAAAATATAAAAGTTAATACAGAAAGCAGTATGTATAAAAAGATATGTGAAGTCATAAAAAAATATCATTCTACTTATGAATTATACATAAATAAAACAGAAAATATTTTAAGCAATTATGATTTTGGCATTGACTTTTACGAAGAAGATGAAGATGTTTATGATGATAATGGTATAAATATTTTGTTTAACGAAGTTGAAAATAGTTTATATAATATATGTTCAAATAAAGTTGAATTGTGTAATTATTTTGTACATATTATGTATAATAGATTTCATAATAAATCAAAATCTTTATTGTGGGCTATATGTGGAGACCAAATACTTGATAATTTAAAGAAAAGAACAAATATAGCACATATTCCTATTGAAGTACAGAAAGGAGACGGATTTGAGTATTTAGGAAATTTTTATAGATTACAGGAAGGTGTTTTAGATGATAATATTTGATGAAAAAAAATATGCTGAATATTTATTAAAAAACGGATACAAAAATAAAAAGAGAGTTTGTTTGGATAATATAATACTCGTAAAGTATTTTAAATATTTAGGATATTCTGAAGAAGAAATAAAAAATAAGCTTAGAGAACTTATGAAAGATTTTAAATATTTATATAATAGCAATATATTGGAATATGAAGTTAAAAAAGCATATAGTTTAGGATATAAATATAATTTAGTATTTGATAAAGTTATAAATATAACTCAAAAAGAGATTGATACTATTAATTCTATTGATGATTTAGAATTAAGAAAAGTACTGTTTGTGCTTTTAGTTATATGGAAATTTAGAGATAAACAAAAATTTATGATAAGCAATAATAATCTAAAAAAATTAGCAAATGTAAAATGCAAAAATTCTGTTTTTTGGGATTATCTACACAAACTACATGATTTAGGTTATCTAAAAGCATTTGTATATAAGTGTAAACCGTATTATAAACTCTACATTGAAGAAGGTGGAAATGTAGTTTTAAGTATAAAAAACTATGATGATATAATAAGCTACTATTTGAGTATAGTATATCCAGAAGAATATATCTATTGTGCAGAATGTGGAATAGCAATAAAGCAAACATCAAACCGTAGAAAATATTGCAGTAGTTGTTGGAAGAATAAAAAGCAAGAATGGAATAGAGAAAATTTTAAAAAATGGTATTATAAACAAAAATCTAATACTTTAGAAAATCCCGCAAACCTGCATGAATAGCGGATTTTGAGATTTGCTACCCCATTTTGTTATTAATGGAAGAGAATAAATAAAAATTTCTTTAAATTATTAATATAATATTTGGTTAAACCACAACCAATCAAAATGTGGAGCTAACAAAGCATAGGGTATGTCCTGTCGTGATGATAGTACCTCTACCCTACCCTATTTCATGCGAAAGGAGTATATATTTGGTTAAAATAAGTAAAGAACTTTTTAAGGAATTGCAAAAACTTGGCTATATTAAATTTAGCAAGTATAGCAAGAATTATAGTAAGTCAAAAAGATATAGATATGTTGAAGATTCGGTATTAACAGAATATAAGAAATATCTCGGCTGATGTTGGCTTATCAACAAATACTAACGAAGGGAACGTATTTATGCAATATGAGAAAGTATTTGTAGACACAAACGTGATTCTTTCTCCTAATTTTGATTTTGGTAAATACAAAAAAGTTTATATAGCCATAACTTCTATCGAAGAACTCGATGGATTGAAGTATAATGAAACTGTTGGGTATCAAGCAAGAAAAGCAATAAAAAATATTATAAATGCTGATAATGTAGAAGTCAAAATTAGTTATTCATTTGGTGGTACTAATAAATTTTTTGAACATAAAAATGATAATATAATACTTGCATTTGCTTATGAAACTTATACTTTAGATAATCATTGTATATTTTTGACAGATGATTATAATTTATTTTTAAAAGCTAAAACATTAAATTTGCCATGTAGTTTATTTGAAAATAAAGATGACAAAGAAATATATATAGGAATTAAATATATTGAAATAGAAGACCCATTAGAAGATATAGAAAGTATAGTTAACAACATAAATATGGACGAATTATTAGAAAATCAATATGTGCTTATTGGAAATTGGATATATGATGAATATTATGAGCAAAAACAATTTAAAGCAATTAAATCATATAGATATACGAATGGACATTTTGAGAACGTACGTAATCCACGATTAGGAGAAAACTTAAATAATTGCTTTAAAGATAATGCAGAGCAACGTTTAGTGTATGATGCTATAAACAATGATGATATAGACATCATAATTGTTTATGGCGAAGCAGGAACAGGAAAAGATTTTAGTGTTTTGGCAAACTGTTTTAATAATGTTTGTCAACCTACAAAAAATAAAAAAGGCAACTATAAAACAAAATCTATACTTTATACACGTAGTACAATTGAAGTTGGGCAGAAACAAGGATATTTACCTGGAGATGCATATGAAAAATGTGAAATTTATATGCAACCCGCAAGACAAAACTTAAATAAAATACTAAATATACTTGATAAACAACAAACTTATGAAGATTTGATAAATGCTAAATTATATCAAGAAGAACCATTAGCTTATATTCGTGGGTGTACTTATGATAATAAATACATGATACTTGATGAATCTGCAAATTGTACTGTAGAAGAAGTAAAAACATTCATTAGTCGTGCAGGACAAGACACTAAAGTGATAATTTTAGGCAGTTTAAATCAAATAGATAATAAAAACAATACATATACAAACAATGGATTATATAAAGTAATAGAAGCGTTTAAAGGGCAAAAAAATTGTGCAATTATTAAATTGCGAAATCAACACAGGAGTAAATTAGCAAGACAAGCTGATAAATTATTAATATAAGTGGAGGTAAAAATGTCAGATTTGTTAATAGATAGGAAATACGAAGGAATTATAACAATTGCGGATTATTTGTTTAATACGCATCCTGAGCAGTATGTAAATTTGTGTAACAAATATTTTGGTGGAAGCGTAAAAATTTTAAGCAAAGAGAGGTAAAAATTATGGTTAATAATTGTCTTTGTGATGATTGTAAACATGTATCAGTATGTAAAAAGTATGATGTGATACAAAAGTTTGATGATGAAAACAAGAAATTTATTGGTATAAACATAACAATGGATTCTTGCGAGGATTATGAGAAGAAATAAATATTAATATAAAATAAAGGCTTTAATTTAACGCCTGTAGTTAAGCGTACTGAAGTATAGATACTACAAATTAAACGTAAAGTTTGAATAAATTTTTCATTTTGTTAACATGGAATGTACTTTTGTTGGGCAACTGGCAAAAGATATTGTTGGATTATATAATTTCAGCAGTACAAAGTCACAACAAAGTTCAATAGAACCGCCGATAAGGCATCATTAATACAATATTTCATCACAAGTAACCAGTGCTTCGGTGTTCTTAGAGAGCCGAAGCCAATTTATAATTCCAGTTTGTCCTCCAGATTCTTTCGAGACTGGGGGCTATACCAATCCAACAACTGCATGAGGTTTGCGGATTGTAAATTATTAATATAAAAATATATTATTATATTATTGTATTAGGAGGTATATTTTATATGTTAGAGAAAGGTTTTTACTCATTTAGAGCATTTGATGAATTGGACAGAATAACAAATAATATTATGCGTACATTTTTCTTTGATAAGCCATATTCAGTAGTTTCAATTAAACAGGAAAAAGAAAAGCATAATTTCAGCACACGACATTGGCAGGAAATTGTAAAAGATGACAAAGCAATTCTTGTATATGATGTACATGGTATTAATCCAGATGATTTGACTGTAAAAAAGATTGTGGAAGATGGTATTGCTTATATCACAATTGAAGGAAAATCTAAAAATGAAGAATTAAATTGTGAGATGGAAGTTAAAGCAAGATGGGCTATACCATACAAACAATTCAAGAAACCTACTAAAAAGATTGAGAATGGTTTGTTGTATGTATATATTGAGAAAGATACAAATAATGAAGATGAAGAAATAATATAAATAATTCAGTGTAACCATGAGTAGGGGTGTATCTCCCCTACTCTATTTATTTTTATAGAAATAGAGTCGGGGAGGTTAAGATATTGAACAAAGAATTGCTAAATATATGTTACAAAAAGCACAATAAAGAAATTGATAAATCTTGGGAAGAACTTGCAAAGCAATATAATTTTTCTTCAGGAGAATGTTTGCGTAGTTGGTTTAAAAGAATACGTAGAGAAAATGGAGAAATAGGATATAAAAATAAAACAAGAATATTACATATATCTGATAATCATTACCCATTTAATCTTCCAAAAGAAGTTTTAAAAGGATATGTTGATAAAGTTGATGTGCTTGTCTTTGGTGGAGATGAACAAGATTGTCAATCAGTTAGTAAATTTAAGAAAAAATATAGAGTACCATTTGTAGATGAAATGATAGGTACTCGGCAAATGATTATAGATATTATTGAGTACATAAAACCAAAACAAGTTAAATTAATAGCAGGCAATCATAACTATCGTTTAATTAATTATTTTAGTGAAAAGGTGCATGAAGATTTATTAACTCTGATGCCTGAAACTAATCTTGATTTTATTATAGATTTAGGATTTTGGAAACATGACCATCAAACAAAAAGTAAAACTTTTTATGAACCATTAACCAAAGTATTTGATGGAAAAATTGATATTGAATATATGAAAAATTGGTGGTGTAAGGTTGGGAATACACTTTTTGCTCATCCGAAGGCGTTTAGGAATGGTATACTTGCTACTACAGAAAAAGCATATTTATATTTCCTTCAATTAGGTGAAAAATTCGATACGCTTTGTCTTTCTCATACGCATCATCAAGGTTTTAGCAGATATGGTGGTGTATATATGTATGAAAGTGGTTGTTTATGCGAAGAACAATCTTATGCTTCAGATGGCACTATGATAAGACCACAAGATAAAGGATTTGTATATTTAGTACAGGATGAACAAGGTAATCTTATATATGATGAATCAAAATTAATTTGTTTATAGAAAGGCTAACAGTGTGGTTATTATGAGATTTAGGGAAGAAATTTATAAAGAAAATGGAGAAATTATTAAAAAATTTTATATAGATGATAAAGAAGTTACTCAAGATGTATACTACAATCTTACTGATGAATTATATGAAAATACGAAATTAAAACAAGAAGAACATAATGATGAAATATGCGATTGTGAAGAATGTCAATATTTTCTTGAATTAATCAATGAAATAAGAAATTCTTCCGATAAAGAAGCATTAGAAATATTAAAAAGCGAAATTGATTTTAGAGTACAAGAAGCATATATAGAAGGACAGCATGTGTTGGCTAATGAGTTGGGTAATTCTCTTTTAAAACATGCAGTTAAATTAGAAGATGAACTTGATGATTTGTACGAAAATGGCAGTTTAAACGAATATAACGAAGATAGTTGAAAGAAGGTGTAAATGTGGCAAACACAAAGAATAAGAAAGCAAACACATTAGAGCCTTTTTGTGTTTGCTGCGGGTCAACAAAAAGTAGTGATTTTTATATGAGTAAAAGCAAATTGTTTGCTGCTACAGGAAAATTGTTGGTATGCAAACAATGTATAGACAATTTATTCAATGATTATTTTGCTTTGTACGGAGAAAATAAAAAGGCAATGTATTTTCTTTGTAGAAGGTTAGATGTGCCGTTTTCTATAGCTGCGTTTAATGGTGCTACTAATCATTCTATAAAAACTGGTTGGAAAATATGGCAATCATATTTTAAAGAAATAAATTCTTTAGGTGGTACAAATAATTATGGAGATTGTTTTGACCAAAGTGATGATTTTCTTGATGATGAAAATACAGAAAATAATAATATAAATTTAGAAAAAGAAGATTTATATATTTCAGATGAATTAGTACGTAAATGGGGCAATTTACCACAACAAGATATAATTTTTTTAGAAGAGCAATATAGAGAATGGTGTACAAGATATGATGTTTCTACTAAAGCTATGGAGTTATTAGTTCAGGAAATATGTTACCAACAATTAAATATAAAAAAGAATAGAGAACGTGGTAACAACGTTAGCAAAGAATTAAAAGATTTACAGGATTTAATGAATTCTGCTGCTTTAAAGCCAATTCAAGAAAGTGCAGCTATGGCTGCTGATGTAAACACATTGGGTACTTGGATTAAGAAGTTTGAAAATGAAAAGCCAATTCCAGAGCCAGATCCAGAATTTCAAGATGTTGATGGTATTAAAAAATATATTAGAGTTTGGTTTTTAGGACATTTCTGCCGTATGCTAGGTATTAATAATGAATATGCAAAAGAATACGAAGAAGAAACAAGGAAATATTCAGTAGATATAACAGAAGAAGAATTGTCTAAAAATAAAAATATAAACAATGATGATGAAGAATATGATAATGGTATAGATGAAGAAGGTGTTCATGATGCCTTGGTATAGTGACTATGAACACCCCGATAAAAAGAACAGTATAAAAGACAATGTATTTGAACAAAGACGAAGTTTTAATAGACAAACAGATGCTATGATGAAGCAAGAACGATTTATGAATGGTCTTGCTGTATGGATTGGGTATTGGAGAGAAAATCCGCATAGGTTCGTTTCCGAATATTTACAAATTACTCCATTTTCGTTATTTCAAAAAATATTAATATATTTAATGTTTCATGTAGATTATTTTCTTTGGTGGGCATCGAGGGGAATTGGCAAGTCGCATCTTGTTGCCCTTTATTGTATAGTAAGATGTATTTTATACCCTGGCACAAAAATATGTATAGCAGCAGGTACAAAATCACAAAGTTTAAACGTAATAAGTGAGAAAATAAAAGGATTTTACGACAATTGTCCTAATTTACAAAGGGAAATATGTGAATTAAAGACAGCGATAAACGACCCTATTGTTAGGTTTCATAATGGCAGTTGGATAAAAGTTGTTGCTGCTAATGATAATGCTCGTAGTGCAAGAGCAAATGTTTTAGTTGTTGATGAATTTAGAATGGTTGACATAGAAGTAATAAAAAAGGTTTTAAGGAAGTTCTTGACTTCTCGTAGACAGCCAGGCTATTTAAAACATAAAGAATATGAGGGAATACAAGAGCCTAATACTGAAATATATTTGTCTTCGTGTTGGTTGAAAAGCCATTGGAGTTGGGATAGGTTTTTGGCATTTAAAGACGCTATGCTTGCAGGTAGAAGATATTTTACCTGTGGTTTTCCTTATCAATTAGGGGCAAAGCATGGAATAATTGACAGACAAAGAATAATAGACGAAATGAGCGAAAGCGACTTCGATCCGCTTTCTTTCCAAGTTGAGATGGAGACAATACCTTTTGGTGAGTCTGAAAAAGCATATTTTAAATTTGATGATTTGAATAAGTGCAGAAACATAACTAAACCA